CCTAACTGAAACAGTCGGCCGGAGGCATCCGTCAGCGGCGCGTACAAGCCAGGCGCTGCTGCGGCGATATCCAATCCTTGGCCGCCTGCCAACCCCATAAAACGGTCTTGGTAGGCACGCAGTTCAGGCGAGACGTTGTAGGAAGCGCCCGACACACGGCCGTCAGGGCCGTATTGGAATTGACTACCGCCAAAACGTGTCGTGATGCCTACCGGGCGGAAACGAGCTTCTTCAGCGGCAAGCCTTGCAGCAGCTAAGTTACTCGCGCCTGCCTCGCGGGCCGCGCGTTCCGCAGAGCTTGCTTGCATCGAACTGCCTAATAGTCCAAGCCCACCGCCGATAAGCGAGCCAAGAATGACTGGGGCGACCATGTAATTCTCCTTTGATTAAATCTTTACTGCTTATGCCGTCCGCTTCCACATATACACAGTGATGTACGGCTGTACGTTTGCGTTGGTACCGCTAGAACCCGTTGAGTTAACCGATACACCAGTAGTTGCAGAACCGATAGATCCTATTGTTCCAGACGGAACTGACATACCGCCAGCTACCGCGCCAGCGGTTACAGAGCCGACAACACCAGAGTGTGTGTGAGCGTTTTCAGTTACGCTGTGCGTATGGCTTACAACAATTGCGTCTTTAGACCCGCCAGTTTCTTCAGCAGTATCAAACAACGGATCAGAAGCGTTAAAGCCCACCATAACGCGGCCAGCGCCGAACGCTGTCCATGTACCAAACCCTAACAATGTGCCAGGGTTCGTGCTAACCGACGAGTTCGTGTAGATCGACCCCACCGGAAACAAGGCGTTTTTGATAGCATCCGCAACATCTTGCACAAACGCTGTCGTCGCCAGCTTAGTACTGTCGTCGGTAGACGTTTGTGTTACGCCTGTCGTACCTGTAGGTAGTGACGGTGTGCCGGTGAATGTGGGCGACGCAAGGTCAGCTTTAGTCGCAACAGCAGTCGCAATATTGTTAAATTCAGTATCGATTTCGGTACCCTTAACAATCTTGCCTGCGTTACCCGACGCCAGCGCATCTTTAGCCGCAAAGTCTGTACTTTTAACGTAGTTACTCATGTCACCCTTCCATTCTTTGCTTGAATCTCAATGCGTTGGATAGACAACGCTGAACCATCAATATCTGCTTCATAACCGGTTTGCACAATCTTTCCAAACCCAGTGGCTTGCGCGTAAAGTGTTTGCAAAGCAATACCCGCCGCATATTCTGCTAATGGAGATCCATTAGCCCCATATTCCGCAATGCCATACTCCGAAATAGACTGTGTCGGGATTTGTACGTTTTGAGATAAATAATTCTCAGTAAAATCAAACCCCCACTTCATGGTGATGTACTGGTTTGTTCCGCCAATCACCACAATCAATAGCCGCTTCAAAATTGATGTGACGCTTTGGTCACCTAAATCAGAGTGGTTGGTAAAGTATTGCCAACGGTATTTAGCGCCGTTGTCTGTGTATCCTGTGTACCGGCCAACATACCCTGTCTTACCGATCAACAAATCGCCATTACGTCGAGACAGCAGCGCCGTCGGCTCTATCTCTGCCCAAGTCGTTACCCTCGACGCGCCGTCTTCCAATACACCGCGTGTATCAAACACATACACCGATTTGTTAGTCGGTAGCGTTAGCAAGTAAAACGCGTTAACTTCCGAATACACTGCCTTAATGTTGGCGGCTGTTTCGCCGGCGACGATACCCATCAAATCGTTACGCACGTTCTTGCTTAAATCACGAAACGGTGCAGACTTTTCTTGAATCGTGCGCATGACCGACCGCACGCCGCTGTTCGATAAAAACACAACGTCCGTATTCGTTCCTTGCACTGAATCACGCGCTATGCAGCCAATGCCGATCACCGTATCGTAAAGCGACATCGTTGACGGGGCTGTTGCGCCTTGGTACACCAAAATCTGACGTTTACCGAAGATGAACAGAAAGCCGTTGTGTGCTGCTAACGCGGTAATTTCATCCGGCCCGTTTGGCCAAACATTGTTCACGTTCAACGTGCCGGAGGTGCCGCCAGTATAAATATGACCTGATAGCAAATCGGAAAACGTCAGCGTCGCTTTATCGGCGGCAGTGTTAGCAATCCACAAACGACCATACGCCGAGATGCAAATATCGCCCGACGGCACCGTGCCTGCGTACCCGCTTTTCTCACTCACGCGGCGATAGGTCGTTGTGCTAACCGCTGGGTCGTAAATTAACGGTGAGTGGCCTATCTGGAAAAAATAGGTGATGCTGTTAAGCGACGCGCATTGCCAATTATTGGCCGTGATCGTTGGCGCTGTACCCCCGCCCCCGTAGGTCAACTCGACCACGGCGTTACTGCCGTCGAGCTTGAATAGTTTGTTGTTACCGGCAAACAGGATGGTGTATGTACCATCCGCTTGCACTAATTCGTGGATGACGCCAATTGGATTTGAGCCAAGGTTGCCGGTACTCGCGTTCAGATTATCCCAACCCTTACGCGCGCCGATGCGGCCGTACTGGTCGATGACACAGTTAGTGGCCGTCAAAGCAAAACCCGCCGCTAGATCGAGCGGCGAATCTTGGGTGTTCAGGCCAAAGAAACCTGGCGCTGAAATGCCGTAAGTTTGGATAGCCTGGCTCATGTCGCCAAAAACTCCTGCATCTCAGGAAAGCGGGTAGCTTCCAGAGCTATATAATCAGACAGCATACTTCTGTAGAGCGCATATGCTTCTGAGGAATTTAGACCGCCATCTTCACCGCGCTCAACCAACGCTCTGGCGTAAGCGTTCTGCGTCACCAACACGTCCGGCACCAGCACCATCGTCGAGTCCGACGACAGTACAGCCTGCGGAACGGTCAGAAAAAACTTAATGGAGTAGACGCCATCAGGGCGGCCCCACAGTTGCACCTTGGCGTCGCCGCTGTTATCGACACCTTCAAAGCAATACTGGGTTGGTACGGAATCCACAAACGGTTGGAGATTCTGCTTTCTGCGCATATCCCCTACGGTGATGTTCTGCATCACGACGTTGGATGTTGTGTTCAGTGGGTCGCTGCTGACGCGGAACTTCTGACCAGCGCCAGTCAGGGAATACTCGTACACGCTTGCCGAAGTCGTCACCGTTATTTCGGTACCAAGCGCATTCCAGTCGTAAGCGTCTTCGATCTGCCGCTTGGCGTCGTTGACGAACTTACCGATCAGTGTGGAGTAGGTGGTCAGTGCGACGGTCGTGACCGTCTGCTCACGCAGGCGGATCAGCACATCGTTGACGAGTTCTAAGTAGGTCATTTGCTCTTCGCCTTATTCCTTGCGGATATAGCGTTAGCTTTTGCCTTTGCGTCCGCCTTGGATGATGCGCCCCAGGCTTTCAAAGACAGCAAGAGCCGAGTTGGCTTGCCATCCTTAAGCTCGGGGCCGGGCATGTTGCCCATCCTGGCGAGAAAAGAAGCTCGTCGTGGGTTGTCGCCAGATTTGACTGGCGCCTTCAGGGTTCCCCCTGTTGCTGCATTATAAGACGCGCGGCCTGTAGCATTCAAGCCGCCCTTGGGGTTTTGACCGGCTTTTCGCTGCCAGGAAGGTGTCTTCATTTTTTCCTCGGTTTAGCCGTTTTGGCCGACTCCTTAAACGCGGCGGCAGTCGGGGCACCTTTAGCCCCAGGCTTGCGCATCTTCTCGCCCGATCCTGCGGCGATGCGCTTACGCTTGGCGTTTATGTTGGCGTACAGGCCGGCCTTCATTTCTTGGCCTTTTTCTTAGCCATGCCGGCTTCCGACAACGCGATGGCGACGGCCTGTTTGCGGCTAGTCACTACAGGGCCGCCTTTGCCAGAATGCAAAGTGCCGGACTTGTATTCGCGCATAACTTTGCCTACCTTTTTTTGCCCAGTTGCCTTTTTCATACTTACCCCTTAGTAATAGGCCCGCCAGATTTCCACGCGTCGCAGGTACGGTTGGCCGCGCAGGTAAATTGAAACAAGTCGCAGTAGCCCAAATCAGCAACGGCTACAAACTCTTTATCATAAGACAACTTATCTTCGCTTTCATTTTCGTCTTCATACTCGGCTTCATCTTCGCCTTCGTCTTCAGATTCATCTTCGGATTCGTCTTTGTATTCGTCTTTGTATTCATCCTTCTCAAGCCCGCCAACGATGCATTCCATCATGGCAGGCGTTTGGATGAACGCGGCGCAATTACCGCATCGAAGACTTTTTACCGCATCGGTCGGTGCGTTATACATCTTGGCCTTTTTCAGCCAGAAATACTCGTTAGGCTCATCCGGATTGGGCGGCCCATAACCATACTCCTTAAAAGCATGGTTGCGGTTCTTCAGATTGACATGCACGTCTTGCGTGGCGATCGGGCATGTTTTTCCGAATAGTCCTTCTTTCATTTGATCATCCGATCTGCGACAAAAGTAACCACGCCACCCAAGGCGGACGCGATCGACATGCCAACCCAAAATCCACCTTTGGATTTGTTGGCCATTTCCAGCAACTGCCTAATGTCGCCCCGCATAGCGTGAACTTCGCTTTGCAGCGCCTCGACCTGGGCTTCTAACTTGCCGAATTCTCTTGGATCAATATCAGACATTTTCCATCTTCCTTGGTCGTCCGGGTCGCCGAGCTACTTCAGGCGGCCGCATGACTACAATGTGGGATACCTCCTCGACCGGCGCGTCTTCGTCAACACGAACGTAACCGGCGTGGCCCTTCATACTGTCAATGTCGTGCGGAAGCGTAAACGTAACCATTTGCCCGCTTTGAAGACATCTAAAAGTTGCCATAAAGCCTCTATGCGTAGATGGGGATGTATCCATTAGCGCTAACCTGCCATGCGGTGGTAGCGGAGGTATCCTCATACACAGGAATGTAGTCTAGCCAAGCTGTCTTACCGGTAATCGACCCGAGAACATTGGCGTAGATGTTGCCATCATAAGAATTTAATTGCCCCGCCGTAACCGAAGTTTTAACGGGTATATAGTCCGCCCAGCGTCTTAGCCCTGTCAAGGTAGTCAGCTTAAAAACGACCATTTGACGTTCACCGTTACCGGCCAACGTAGAGGGATAAGTCTGCGGAACCATAGTGCCTCCAAGTCAAATCAGGGGCCGAAGCCCCTGATTCTTACGCCAACGAACGAACGACGACCAAGCGCAACGTGGCAGACGCCAAGTTGACTTCAGCGCCTGTTTCGTTTTGGAAACGGATGCTAACGGTGTTCGCTGCGCTGACATAGGCGGTCACAATCAGACCCGCCACATCAACCGCCAGTGAAGCCGACAGCACCATGTCGCCGAGTGCTACGCCAGGGACAGCCACTGTATCGGTGTCACCTGCGCCGTCAGCCAAAGTATCGGCATCCAGCGTGGCACGAACCAACCAAGTGCCGGTGTACAGACCGCGAAACTGGTCATTGCCAGCTCGAACGGTCACGGAAGTTGCATTTGCCATGATGTTCTCCTAATTAGGTGGAAAACCCCCGACCGGTGGCCGGGGGAGTTTAATTAGGCCGGAACTGCCAGAGCGAATGCCGACGAAGAAAGCGCAGCGCCAGTAGTGGCCGCAGTACGCATAGCTTTTACGCCGTACAGGGTGTCAGCCGTGAACAGGGTACCGAGGTATTCCTGCTTGTACTGAGTCTGCGAACGAACAGCCATTTGCTCAACCAGCACCATCGAATCACGGTGGCCCATCAGGCAGATACGGTCAGCGCCCGAGCTGCCAGCACCGAAGTCGGCGTTGGAAGTGACGAACACAGGAATACCGTACAGGTTACCGATTTCGCCGTTGCGGATGGCGTTGCCATCACCCACAAAAGCCTGTTCGGTGTAGCGAGCCAGACCCATCAAGGTGTTACGCGACGATGGTGGGATGATGAAGAAACGACCGTCCATTGGGGTGTCGTTGTCATCCAGACGCTGGATCGTGCGACGGATCGCAGCGTCAGTCAGTGCAGCAGCGTTTGATGTGGTGCTGTTGTACGCGGTGGTACCGTCCGAGCCGATGAAAGCCTTGGTTGTGGTGTTGCTGGTTGCGTAGTCGTCGGTGCCAACGGTCGCGCCGTTGAACGCGCGGCCCAAGCGAACCAGATCGGTGTCCACCTGGCGAGCCAGAGCGTAACCAGCATCAGCAGTGTAGAACTGACGCAGGCTGTTCAAGGCTTGAGCTTCGACGATGTCTTCGATCAGGCGGCTGTACTCGTAGTGCTGGTTGATCGAGACTTGTACTTCGGACTCGGTTGCAGCGATCAGCGTCACAGCATCGGTCGACACTTTACGCGATGCGGAGCCACGGGTCGGCGCAGGAATGTGAACGGTGTCACCCTTCTTACCTTTGAAGTTCATCTTCATGACCAAGTTGGCCAGAACGAGGTTCTTCTTATAGGCGGCAACAATTTCATCACTCCAAATTTCTGGAATAAAGGTTGCTGCTGTTGTTGGGGTTACACTATTTTGTGGGGAAAAGGCAACGTTAGCCATGTCTATCTCCTAAGTATCAAAAGGTCATTTCACACGACCCTCCGCATACGCCGCCATAATCTCATCAGATAGGGCGTCATAACGCGCTGGGTCGGTCATTTTCAGCCGAATAAGGTCAGCACGTCGGTAAACTCGCTTCGAACTCTCCCCGGTACCCCCACTGTCGACTTGTGCGGCTTTCATCGTCTGCTGGCGGGCGGCAGTTGCCTGCTGTTCCACCTGCTTAGTACGAACACCGCGCAGTTCCTTGTAGGTACTGAGCAACTCATTCGCCGCATCGAAATCGGCTTCAACATCCGCCTTGGCGTAGAGGCCGATACGCACCGGTGAAGATTTCACCCAGTTCGCAAAGTCCTCGTTCTGAACCACCTGCTCATAATCAGGATGGTTCTGCGCAAGTTTTTGCCTTGCCTGCAACAGTCTGAACTGGGCGCTCGCGTCGCGGGCAGCCAGAACATCCGGGTGCATTTCAATCGTCTTTTGAATCGCCTTTTTCGGGTCTTCAAAGAAGTCTACTTCCGGCTCTTCTTTTTCAACAGGTTGAGACTTAGCGCCAAGATTCTGCTTGATCAGCTCGTCGGCCAGCTTCCGCACTTCCCCGACTTCCTGCGCTTGGCGACCGATCACTTTTTCTGCCTCTTGATGCATCTTGACGATGTCCTCAAGCGACTTGTTTCGGTACCGATCCGGTAATTCCGGTTTGGCGTCAGATACTGCTTCGGGTAGTTTCGCTTCTTCTGCCTCTAACTCGCTAGGCATCTCGGGGTCATTATCTATCAACATGTCGTGATTCCTTTTCCTGCCATCTTTTGGTTCCCAGGATTAAACATGAACGGGGCTAAATTGCTTATCCGTTCGCTTTGCGCTCCGATTCTAACTTTTCACGGTGTTTGCGGTCAAATTGATGATGCGCTGTCGGGAAATCCCCCGACCACCCTTCCAAGCTAAAGTTCGGTGCTGACATCGTGCGGCGGGCTGACTTGCCACACAAACAACAAACGATTTGCTCCTCAAAAGTCGTAAATCGTTCAATCTTTTCGCCGCTTTCACAGCGGAAATCATACATCCTGCGCATTTAAGTCCTCGTAGGCTTGTTCGCTGACCGTTTTCAGGTTTCTCAGCCAAGTCAGAATAGACAATTCGCCTTTCTTAAATTGTAAATCTTTCTCGCCGTCAATGGTAGAAATATCCTGCAATGTAGATATTATTTTGTCAATATCTTCCAGCAGATCGGCCCAGCCAGGGGTGGCCATCATCGAGAAGCGATCTTCGTAGTATTTTTGCAGTTCAGGTGTCATAGTGTAGATATCGCAGACTCACCAAGGCACTCCAGTAGCCTTACTAGGAGCTTTCTTTTCTGCAATCTGAGCCGCTAGTGACGCTTCAGTAGCTTCCTTATCCACAGACTGCCAAACCCATCCTAATACTGTTTCCTCAGTCAGTTGATCGTAAGCAACACTAGGCTCACCATCCCATGAAACTGTCGCATAAACAGAAGCCGTATGCTCGCCATCTACAGCCGTAGCAGTCCAATGAGCGGTCGTAACGAATCCGTCAGCAGTCTTACGATCAAGGTTAGTAATCTTCCAACTAATCATACTTCCTCCGGTTTAGTCTGCTCGTTAAACTGTGCTACCAGCTTCTGCCACAGAGGATGCGCTCCTGACTGCGTTGGCAGGTTGCCGATTACCTGTACGATAAACTGCGCTTCGTTCTGGTCTAGTTCGAATTTCATGGTTGTGCCTTTAGTGCTGCGATTTCTGCTTTCGTCGCGTCGAGTTCTGTTTTGAGTTCTTGGATGGCTGCTGTTAGGGTTGCGACCAAAAAGCTAGTGTCAACACTTTGATATACCGGATCACCCTCTGCGTTTACTTCGTCTTTTTGCCCGATAACTGCTTGTGGGCAAACTTCTGCGAGTTCGTGAGCGATAAAACCTTCACCATAAGAATCGTCAATTTTCCATTTCCAAGAAACCGGCTTAAGCAAACTGACTTTTGCAAGCGCATTGTTCAACGGAGCAACATCATTTTTCAAACGGTAGTCCGACCCAGAACCATAAGTTGCGGTTGTTCCAGTAATCGTAATTGCTCCAGCCTGAGTTCCGTTTCTGGCAAAAATAATTACATTTGTTGAGGCTGTTCCAGCGGCGTTAGAATTTATACCCATTGGGGTATACGTTGATCCCTCTGTAACGCTAAACTTAAACGTATAACCAGCAAAAGTTGCGCTGGTAGCTCCGGTCATCACATTACCATTGGAGTCGATACGGGCGCGTTCGGTGTTGTTCGTACCAAACACCAAAGCAGAGTTTGCTCTTTGGAATACGTATGCAGAGCTATCTGAAAGTTGCGACAATTGAAAGCTAGTCGAGCCAACAGTGTTTCCACCACCAGCTAAATCAAAA